AAAGGTATTGCTAAAGAACAAGCACGTAAAGTATTACCAGAAGGTATTACTAAAACCCGCTTGTATATGAATGGAACAATTAGAAGTTGGGTACACTATATAGAACTCCGCGGTTCTAATGGTACACAAAAAGAACACATGGATATTGCACATGCCTGTGCTAAAGTTATTGCTGAAATCTTTCCGTTAGCTAAAGAGATCTAATGTCGTCGACGTTACAAGAAATACATAACTTTTGGGGAATCGGTGCTAAGAACATTCACGGTGACGAGTTTACTGGGTATGAGTCAGTATATGACCAATTAGACAAATTTGATAAGCCGGCCTTCAATAAAGACCCTGACGGCACAGTATCTAGTATCTTTGACATTTATCGATCCATAAATCTAGTGCCCATTATCTATTTTACAGAAAAGGGCATTATACGGGCAATACGTGACTTTAAAGATACTAGTTACAACGGTGTGAAAGATAGCAGAATAAGTTTAGGAAATAATAGGGGTCAGCCTCTTAGTCGTTTTTTGTTTACTAACATGATGACGGCTGAGCCTAAAGGTAGAGGTAGTAACAGTTTACGTGATAGATTTTTTGATGACAAAAAGTTAAAGAGAGCTATACGCATTTGTTATGAAATGCGTGAAGGAAATCACTTAGCTTATCCTACAGCATTACGTAGAGCATTAGAACTTGTTACAGGTGAAAACGTACAAAACTTTAAACCTCAAAATGCTAGAGCTATTGTTGAAGAACTATGTCCGGTGATATGGGGAAATGTATATGATTATAGTTGCGGCTACGGAGGACGGTTATTAGGCATAGGCGCTAGTAACATGAAATATAATTACACTGGCGTTGAGCCTAATACAGAAACTATAAAGTACTTAAACTACTTTAATGAGTGCATTAATGAAGCAGTTGGTGTAAAGGGAAACATTATACAAAGTGTTAGTGAAGATTACCAACCTACTGATATAGATCTTGCATTTAGTTCTCCACCGTATTTTAACTTAGAAAAATATTCAGATGAAGATACACAATGTATGGTACGTTATAAAACTCTTGAAGATTGGTTTGGTGGCTACGTTGAACCTACTATTGAGAACATATATAAAGGCCTTAACAGCGACGGAATATTTGCTACAAATATTGCAGATTATAAAACCTACGGAAGCAAAGAATTTAAAGTTGTAGAAGATTGGATTGCTACCGCGGAGCGTATAGGCTTTAAACATGTAAACACAATTAAAATGATGCTTAACACCCGACCAGGAGTTGGTAATCAAAAACTAGCCGGGCGAGAAAAGTTTGAGGGTGTTTATGTTTTTAGGAAATAATTAAGTATCTCCATATATCTTTAACACCTCCTTTACAGCTTCATGCCTCTCAATGTCTCCTTGTGCAAACTGGACTATGTCCAACCTTGTGGAATTATTAACTTTTAATTTATCTACAAATCTAATAAGACCATTATCTTTAATTCTATCTGCTTGTGCAAGATCTCCTGTAACTGCCATCATACTACCTTCACCTAATCGTGTTAATAGCATCTTCATTTGGTTTTCTGTTGCGTTTTGCATTTCGTCTGCAAGAATAAAGCTATTTTTAAATGTTCTCCCACGCATATATGCTAACGGCGATATTTCAATAATACCTTCTGCAATCATTCCAGATATTTCAGCTGCATTAAAATATTCTTTTAATACATCAAAAATTGGTCTTGTCCAAGGCGCCATCTTTTCTTCTAGCGTTCCTGGTAAAAACCCAAGATCCTCGTCAACCGATACTGCTGGCCTTGTAACGATAATCTTGTCAACTGCCTGTTCCTTAAACATTTTTACAGCCACCTGCACTGCAAGCAGTGTTTTACCGGTTCCTGCAGGACCTACTCCGAAGACTATGTCTTTCGTTGGATCTAACAGTTTTAGCGTGTATGTTTCTTGATTTTTGTTTCTTGGAAGAATAGTTACTTGATTTTGTTTTTTGAAGTTTGTGAATTCAACTACGTTACTGTAGCTGGAGTCTGATTGTCTCTTTTGAGACTTTCGCTTTGCACCCATTAAGTGTCCTCCTTACATGGATTGATGTAAGTAGAGCAATGCCCAAATGGGCTACTGCCCTACAAAAGTATTTAGTCCTGTGACTAATATCAAAAGCTCAAAGTTAATGATTATGAACGATAAATAAGTATAATAAAGTTTTGGAAGCGAATATGCAAAATATATATGATATAATTAAAAACGTAGAAAACATCTATGATAGTAATACTTCATTTCAAGTGTTGAAAGATTTTGAAAGAGTCTTAGATGAATTAGATCTTTACGTGTATCAAAATTGGGAAGACGGTGAACTTGCCGAAGGACCAAAAATTGATAGACATTGGGTCACTTGTAAGTTCTTTTGGCCTAGAGCAAAAATGCCTGATCCAATGGGCGGCAAGCGTCTGTTAGATTACGACTGTAAAATTAGTTACCAAAAGTCATACATTACAAAGCCACGCACAATTCGTAAGCCTGAAGACATTCGACCCGGAACACGCAAGGGCAAACTAGATAGAAGCCCTGTATGGATAATAGAAATTATGATGCCTAAAAAACTTATAGCAAGTATTTACGGATCATATGCAGAGCGTATGGATCTTAATAATGAACCTGCAGTAGAAACAGATGCTGGTCCACAAGCAGAGCAACCAGCTGACGCATTAGCTGGAGCCGGCGCACCAGCACCAGATATGGCGGCGCCTGAGGAAGCAGCTACAGGAGGTACAATTTAATGGGACTACGTGCAGGTGATCTAAAAGCTATGCTTTTTGACATTTTTGAAATAGATTCATTTAAGTCAAAAATGGGTGATGACGAAGACATAGTAACATTAAGTTTTAGCGTAAGAGATAAAGCACCAGCCGACGATCTTGTTAAATTTTTAGAGGGCGGTTATAGTTTTATACTCGATGCTGATGCAACAGCTGGAGAACAATCAGACGGTACTTATAAAGTATTTGTTGAAATGGAAAGGAACAGACATATAGCTGATAATATTTACGAAGTTTTAGACGGTGTAAAAAAGATAGCAGGACTTGATAATTTAAAATTTAGATACTATAAGAATTTCACCAGCAAAGATGCCACTATGGAAAATCTAGACAGTTTTATTCCGAAGGATCCTAACAATTACGGACTAACTAGAAACCAAAATACAATGGAAAATTATAAGAACTTTTTTAGCAAAGGCTATATCGATAGTGTAGATATGCTTGAAAACACAATTATTTGTAAAAAAGTTTATGCAGATCCTTTAGCATTTGAATTCGTAGAATTTGGCGATAAAAAGGAAGTACTAGAAAATATAGATGGCAAATTTGATATAATGGAATCTTATCCAGAAATACTATTTTTAACTAAGTATTTGGGTAATTATAATATAAGTAAGTACGGAAATAGTCTTGTTTTTGAAAACGAAGACAAGGCTCTTGTTTTAAAAAGGATACAAAAATGAGCTTTGAACTACAGAAAGAACACCTGGCTAAATTGATCCCAGGTAACAAAAATGTCGATGCGTGGCATGCTGCATTAGTAGATGTACTACCTAAATATGGTATTACTACAGAAAGGCGTATGGCGCATTTTATTAGTCAAACATCGCACGAATCAAACAACTTCCGCTCACTTACTGAGAACTTAAACTATAGTGAGAAAGCACTTAACGCAGTATTCGGACGTTACTTTGGTGCAGCACCTAAGCGTAATGCAGCAGAGTATGCACGTAACCCAGAGAAGATTGCAAACTATGTATATCAAGACGAATTCCGCTCTAAGCGCGGACAGCTAGGTAATACAGAAGACGGCGATGGTTGGAGATTTTGTGGTCGTGGTCTAAAGCAACTTACTGGACGTAACAACTATGAACGTTTTGCTAAAACAGTAGGCATGACAGCAGAAGAAGCAGCAACATATGTTGCAACTGAAAAAGGCGCTGTTGAAAGTGCTTGCTGGTTCTGGGATGCAAACAATCTAAATTCAATTGCAGACACAGATGACGTAACAAAGATGACTAAAAAGATTAACGGTGGTAACATCGGACTTGCAGATCGTCAATCACGTTATAAGAAAGCAATGGAAGTATTTGGCAATCCTGTAAGTATTGTCGAAGATGACGGAGAAGATGACGTTGATGTAGATGACATTGGTGTACTACGTAAAGGATGTAAAGGTGAAGGCGTTAAAATGATGCAAGAAGCATTAGGCGTTGGAGCAGACGGAGCATTTGGACCAGGAACAGAACGTGCGCTTAAAGCATGGCAAGTTGCTAACGGATTAGTTGCTGACGGTATTGCTGGCCCAATGACACTAGAAAAACTTTTAGGATAAACTATGTTTGGTGCTATTAAAATTGCTATGGTAATGACAGTTATTGCAACTGCTGGTATGGGTTATCTATATGTTCAAAAACTACAAAGTGATTTACAAACAGCACGAGATAATGTTGCAAAAATGGAAGTAGCAGTACAAATTAGCGAAGATAGTATTGCTACTTTACAAAGAGACGTGTTTCGCAATGCAGAACTAAATGCTAACCTGCAAGCTGAATTACAAACAGCAGAAAAGTACGGAGACGAACTTCGTGCTACTTTACAAAAACACAACCTTACGCATTTGGCAAATAAAAAGCCGGGGTTGATCGAAAAGAGGATGCAAAATGCGACTGATAAACTTTGGGATGATCTTATTATTATCACTGACCCTAATAGGGTGCAGCGCGATGAGGCCGGAACCACAGATAGTAACAGTAACTAATACTGTAAAAACTACTGTACCTATTGTTGCCCGTCCAAAAGGAGTACTACTTAATGATGTTAAAATCTATGTAGTATCTGCTGGCAACCTTGAAGAATTTAAAAAAGAATTTGAAGCAAAGAATGGCAGTGACGCCTACATTGCTATCTCAGTTAAAGATTATGAAAATCTTAGTTTAAACTTTGCAGAACTAAGACGCTACATCGAACAGCAAAAACAAATCATTGTTTACTACGAAGAAGCTGTTAAGCCCGAAGCGGTTGACAAGCAAGAATAGTTTTGCTATAATAGACTAATACATTAAAAGAGATTTAAAGTATGGATTATACTAAGAAAACTAATTGGGATAGTCTAAGTACATTAAAGCGTAAGATAGAAGAAGATAAAACTTCTAACGAAAAAGTAGTGAGTTTTAATGGAATAACACTCGAAACTAATTTGTACAAATACGAGTTATACGCAGGCGAACTAAGCCGCAACGATATTTTTAAACTGAGAAAATAATATGGCATATTCAGATAAGGTGATGGACCATTACGAAAACCCTCGTAATGTTGGTAAGTGGGAAATAGATGACAGCATTGGAACTGGAATGGTAGGAGCTCCTGCCTGTGGCGATGTTATGCGCTTACAAATTAAAGTAGAAGATAACATAATCACTGATGCTAAGTTTAAAACATACGGTTGTGGTAGTGCTATTGCAAGTAGTAGCTTACTTACTGAATGGGTTAAAGGAATGACATTAGAAGGCGCAAGTGAGATAAAGAACACAGACCTTGCAACTGAACTTGCTCTACCCCCAGTAAAGATACATTGTTCAGTACTAGCAGAAGATGCTATCAAAGCCGCTATTGCAGATTACAAATCTAAGTGATAACAATTACTGATGTTGGTGCAGAACGTGTAACTGGCTTTTTAGAAAATCGCGGCAAAGGTCTAGGACTTAGAGTTAAGGTAAGAACTACTGGTTGCTCAGGGTATGCGTATGTGTTAGAGTTTGTTGACGATGTTAATGACGATGACACTATGTTTGACTCAAACGGCATAAAGATTATTGTTGATAACAAGTCACTAGTGATGATAGATGGAACTCATCTAGATTATGTCAAAGAAGGACTCAACGAAGGATTCCAATTCAAAAATCCCTGGGAAGACGCTACCTGCGGCTGTGGTGAATCATTCACTCTTAAAAAGTAAATAATAATAAATACATATAGTAAACAAAAGGGCTTATTATGTGGGATTTAATTGAACGACTTACGGGCGATACTTTGTGGATATACACAAGTATACTTGGCGCACTAGCAGGTGCTGCCTTTCTAGCTTATTTTAAAGATACAAAAGCAGGACTCTGGTGCTATGCTAAACTAGATCAATTCTTAGACTTCTTAGTTGTAAGATGGGGATTGACTTGGTTTGAGCAGCCTACGGACGCTTGGCGTAAAAAATACCCTCATGTAACTAAGAAGATCGACGAGCTAGAAGCTCGTATTGCTAAACTAGAGGGAAAATAAAATGGCAGAAAAGAAAACAGTAACAGTTGACGAATCAGTTGCAGCAGCAATGGACGCAAACGGAGATGGACACATCTCTGCAGAAGAAATGGCAATGGACCTTGAGTTCAAACGCAAGCGTTTAGAAGACGAAGACCTAATGCGTGATGCACAACGTAACATGGCTTGGTTTGCACTATTTGGTATGCTACTATATCCGTTCGCAGTTGTAGCATCAGTATTTGCAGGCTTAGATCAAGCATCGACAGTACTAGGATCAATGGCTCCTACTTACTTTGTATCAGTTGCAGCAATTGTAGCAGCGTTCTATGCTAAAGAAGCAATATCTAAAAAGTAAATCATTAATACAAAACCTAAATAGTCCATGCGATAAGTAATTGTATGGACTATTATTCTATACTAGGTGTTCCTAGAAACGCTTCTGAATCAGATTTAAAAAAAGCATACAAGCAAGCAAGTATGAAACACCATCCCGACAGGGGCGGTGATGCTGAACAATTTAAAAAAGTTAGCGAAGCGTATGGTATATTAAAAGACCCACAAAAACGTGCGGCGTATGATAACCCCCAACGACAATATCATGCTAATACAGGTAACATGCAAGGTGGTCATTCTTTTGACGATATATTTGCTAACTTTGGTTTCATGCGCCCTGGGCAACCGATGCGCAACAAAGACATGCGTATTGGATATAGAATGTCATTTGCTGAAGTGTACACAGGATGTGCTGCAACAATTACATATAACTTACCTAATGGTCGTGGCGAAGTAATAGATGTAAAAATTCCACCTGGCATGAAACACGGTGACACTGTACAGTTTCCAAACTACGGCGATGATAGTATACCCGGAATACCTAGAGGAACATTACAAGTACAACTAGCTATACCAACTCCTCATAAGTGGAAGCGAGACGGTGAACATTTGTATACTGAAGTAATTGTTGATATATTTGATTTGATTTTAGGTAAATCAGTAACGATACACACACCTGAAAATAAACAACTTGCTCTTACTGTTCCTCCAGGCACAAATAATGATGTTACCATGAATATAACCGGACACGGTCTGCCACGAGTAAATACCTATAACAACAGAGGGAATTTATATGTTAAGATTAAAGCAGTAACCCCTAAATTAACTAATGACGAATTAAGAAGGATAGAAGAGATTAAAAATGGAATTAATTTACGCACCCAGTAGTTGGCTTACAAAACAAGTTAAGCCGTTTGACTTTGATACAACTGACGCTATTCAAACAGCTCAGGAGATGGTTGACCTAATGGACCTACATAAAGGTATAGGCATTAGTGCTAACCAAGTTGGATTAGATGCACAAATTTTTGTAATGCGACCAACACAGCATAGCGAACTAAAAGAAGCATTTGCAGTTATTAATCCAGTGATACAAAAGATATCAGAAGAAACAGATTCAAAGTATGAAGGATGCCTAAGTTATCCTAATTTAATATTAAATGTCAAAAGACCAATTAAATTGGTAACACAGTTTCTTGACGCAGACGCAAAAGAGTGTATAATAGTACTTGAAGGGTATGATGCAAGAGTATTCTTACACGAATACGATCACTTGCAAGGTATAGAATTTACCGATCGTGTTTCTAAACTAAAATTAGGAATGGCAATGAAAAAGAAAATTAAAAGAGAAAAAAGGTATATCAATGGTTGAACCGAGTCAAGAGTTACAGTTAGTATTTGATAAGTCGATTACAGATGCAAAGAAACTAAGACATGAGTATGTCACTATTGAACATTTATTGTTTAGTATGCTGTGCAGTGATCCGTTTTATGATGTTATAAAAGAGTATGGTGCTGATGTAGATTATATTAAATCTCACCTAGAGCATCATCTAAAAGAGAAGTGCGACGAATTAAAAATTGAGTTAGCAAAATACAAACCTAAAAAAACGCAAGCCGTTGAAAGAGTTTTAAATAGAGCATTTACACAAGTACTATTTGCTGGACGTAATACTATTGAACTAGTAGATGTTATGTTAAGTATTATGTCTGAAAAGAAATCTATTAGTAATTACTTTTTAGAGCAAAGCGGTCTTAAAAAAGATACATTTGCAGAATACATTAATGCAGAATTAGAAACAAGTATCGAAGACGAGGAAATGTCAGGCGAAGCACAACGTGCATTGAGACAGTTTACAACTGACTTAAATCAAGAAGTTGTAAAAGAAAAGATTGATCCTGTAATTGGTCGCGAGGCTGAGTTAGATACTATTGCACTTGCATTAGGCAGACGTAATAAAAATAACTGTTTACTTGTTGGTGATCCAGGAGTTGGTAAAACTGCTATTGCAGAAGGCCTTGCTTGGAATATTGTGCAAGGAACTGTTCCAGAGTTTTTAAAAGAATATAAAGTATTCATGTTAGACATTGGTAGTATGCTTGCAGGTAGTAAGTATCGCGGAGACTTTGAAGAACGCTTTAAATTAGTACTTGCAGGTCTTAAAGGCAAAGGCAAAACTATTATGTTCATCGACGAAGCACATATGATTAGTGGTGCTGGATCAGGTGGTGGCGGTAATAGTGCAAATGATTTAGCTAACATGCTAAAACCAGCTCTTGCTAAAGGTAACATTAAAGTTGTTGCATCAACTACTTGGGATGAGTATCGCAAGTTCTTTGAAAAGGATCGTGCATTAATGCGTCGATTCCAACGTGTAACAGTTGACGAGCCTAGTCCAGAAGTTACTAAAGATATTTTACATGGTATTAAAAAGTATTACGAAGAGTTTCATAAAACTACTATTACCGACGAAGCTATTGCAGAAGCAATCAAATTAAGTGTTAAATATCAAAGTGATAAGAAATTGCCAGATAAAGCAATTGACTTAATTGATCTTGCATGTTCGAGATTTAATTTAAAGGAAGTTACAGGTGATAAAATTGTTGACGGTGCGGAAATACAGTTTGAACTTGCTAAAGTTATAAACTTACCTACAGAGCAAGTTGCTGAAAAAGAAACTGACAATCTTAAAAACCTTGAAAAGAACATCAAAGGTGATGTGTACGGCCAGGATAAAGCAGTCGAAGGCATTGTTGATAAGATACTAGTTGCACAAGCAGGATTAAAACCAGATGATAAACCTATTGGAGCATTTGTGTTTATGGGTCCGACAGGCACTGGTAAAACTGAAACAGCAAAATCACTTGCTAAACAATTAGGAGTAACACTTGTACGTTTTGATATGTCAGAATATCAGGAAAAGCACAGCGTTGCTAAACTAATTGGATCACCACCTGGTTACGTTGGTTACGACGAAAACAACGGATTGTTAATTACTAAGTTGCAAGAAAATCCTAACTGTGTATTGTTACTTGACGAGATCGAAAAAGCTCATCCAGATGTTTCACAAATCTTGTTGCAAGTAATGGACAATGGCAAGCTGACAGGATCTAATGGTAAAGAAGCAGATGCACGTAACTGTGTACTAATTCTTACTACTAACTTAGGTGCTGCACAGGCTGAGAAAAACACTATCGGATTTAGTGATGATAGCGATAACTATTATGAAGATACTGAACTAAAGAGATTCTTTGCTCCAGAATTTAGAAATAGACTCGACGGCATAATTACTTTTGATACTCTTGGTAAAGAAGTAATGATGAAAATTGTTGGTAAGTTCTTAGTTGAATTAAAAGCTCAGGTTAAAGGCAAGCAGGTTGATATTACTATAAGTGATGAAGCACTTGATTACTTGGTAGAAAAAGGATTTAATAAAAAGATGGGTGCAAGACCATTACAGCGTGTGATTGATAAAGAGATCAAACAACCGCTATCACGTCAGTTATTATTTGGCACACTAAAAGACGGTGGCAAATGTAAGATAGATGTGAACACTAAAGGAAAAGAATTGGTATTAGTATATAATGAAAAAGAAACTATTACAGCATGACACTAATAAACTTTTCTATAATAAATATCTGTATTGTCTAACGGTATATAATCAACTTGGTCCAATATTTAGGAACAAAAACTTTATGTTTGCTTCTACGGTATTGGACCAATTACAAACAGATCTTGATAATGGAATTTTGCCACTTACTAGGTGGCAAGGTAGATATCAATCACCGATAGATATTGCACATTTTATTGACGCTAGAACAATTTATAATGTATTAACTAGGTATAAGGATGTTTACTTAATACGATGCGAAAGCAATACCTTAAATTTTTATTGTAATGACGATGCATTTCTTCGTAGGTTGTCTAATAAATTAAGAAGTGTGCAAACTTTTGCAGGACCTGCAAAAGAGCATATAGAGTTTATTCGTAATAATACTAACACTATTATAGTTAAGGATAACACATATCAATATAAAGTTACTTTTAATAGTAATTGGGTGCCTGATACTTTAGGGCCTTGGTTAAAGGCAAATAGAGACAAAGTAAAAGTTTCAGATATGCTACTTGATGATCTTGATCAAGACTTAAAATATATGAATGGCCGTTATATTTTTATGACTACTGAGAAAGTATTAATGTTATTTAAAATTATTGCAGGCAATTGTATACAACGTATCGACAAACTAGTCTGCGATGCAGATATAGATAAATAACAGTATGCCAGCAAGTAGCGAAAATTTTGAATTTACAGTAAGCGGAGCAACTACAGTACAGTTGACACATCCAGGCGACAGTACTGCAACGACTTACACATCAAGCAATCTAAAGGGCGACGGTTATTACGGTCGTGCTGACGGATTTCATACAGTACAATATAACCTATTAGGAAATGCAAATAATGCCGTTGTAGGCACTATTGAGATACAAGCGACATTAGCTGTAACTCCGACTGATAGTGATTGGTTTATTGTTACTGATACTCAACAAATATATACAGGAACGTATGGTAGTTACATGTTTAATTTTACAGGTAATTACGTATGGCTTAGAGCAAAAGTATATAACTGGACCGACGGCACAATAGGGTCGATTGCACTAAACCACTAGGAGGACTGATGGAACATTTTGTAAGAATTACGATGGAAAAGCAAGACACAGCTAATTCATTAGACGAGAGCATTTTTGCTGAACAAGAAATTTATGAAACCGAGCAAGGTGCAACTGTTTACGAAATACCACTTTCTCGTCAGTTAAGCGAAGAAGAATCAAATGAATATGCACAGCGACTAGCAAACTATATGTTTGAGCAAGGGCATACAGATTTTGATATTGATATATCAACAGACGAATTAGAAGAAACCGACGAAGTAACATTCGAAGACGACGATGACTTTTTTGAAGAGTACGGTGTTATGTGGTATAACGATGATGATGTTATTGACGAAGCAGAATACCAAGGACGTACAGTTAAACTAGGCAAGCCTATGCAAGGCGATGTTAAAAAGTTTAAAGTATACGTTAAGAATCCAAAAGGTAATGTAGTTAAAGTAAACTTCGGACACGGCGGAAGCAGTGTTAAAGGCAAAGCTATGAAGATTCGTAAAAACAATCCAGCAGCAAGACGTTCTTTTAGAGCAAGACATAATTGTGATAATCCTGGACCAAGACATAAAGCACGTTACTGGAGTTGCAGAAAATGGTAATGGTAAGAGAAATTACAGAAACAACTGAAATGCCGTATGATCTTGTAGACGACACTTGTATGCATATGCGTAATGATTCTGCTTTTTATAGGAATGAATATTTCCCTACAATGGCAAAAATTGCTGATATGCAACGAGAAGGCACAAATACTGATCCACGAAAAACTCTTATGCCTATGATTGAAAAAGGTATAACTGACTATTGCACAAAATACCGGTTGACACAACACCCTGACGACATGTATAATAACGAACATAGAGCGGCTCTTTATGATAAAATATACCAAGAAGAGATGCAAGCAATTGAACAGGGTGATTATGCATGAGGTTAAGAGACTTATTTGAAGACCGTAAAAAGAAAGTTGTGGCAGTCATGCCAGGTGGTTTTCATCCGTTTCATCCTGGACACAAAAGTCTATATGATTGGGCAGTAAAAACGTTCGGACAAGGCAATGTTTATGTAGCTGCAACTGACGATACTAAGTCTAGACCTTTCCCCTTTAATATTAAACAACAATTAGCTTCTATGGCAGGTGTGCCTAAAGAAAGATTTATACAAGTTAAAAGTCCTTTTAACGCATTATCATATCAATCCTTATTAAACGATGCTGAAAATACAGCATTGGTATTTGTACGTAGCGACAAAGATCAAGCAAGTCATCCTAAGCCAGATCAAATAAGAAAAAGTGATGGACAAATGGGCTACATTATCAGCTACGACGGTAACCTCGAACACGGTGCTGATATGCACGGTTATATGACGTATGGCCCTACACAAGATTTTAATTTTAGTGGCATGGATATTAAAAGTGCTAGTGAACTAAGAGCTGCATGGCCTGAAATGGATGAGGAGAAAAAAACGAAAGCGGCAGAAATACTGTATCCTGGCAACGGACAAGCAGCAACAGACTTACTTAATAGCGCATTAGGTGATACAGAAGCATCCATTGGTGTACAGGCTAGTAATGTACGATAGTCTTGATGAGCTTAAAAAACTTGCTGGTGTAAACGAATTCAAAGGTTACACAGAGTACACTCTTGAGAACATCAGTGATGCTGCAAATTCAAATGCAAAAAAGATGCGGGATCAAAACATAAAACCGGGTGACAAGGAATGGTTTGAGCTTTGGTTTAGTCAGCCTAAAATGATGAATCAAAATATGCCTGCAGGATTTAGAGGACGTAAAAAATGAGAATACGTGACCTAACAGAATGGGGAAGAATTGTAAAAGGAGTTAATACTACGCCAGATGTTGGTGTAGGTGAAATTCCACGCCAGGCTGCTAAATTCGGCAACACTGTTGATAAGGACGGCAAACCACCTACACTTAGTAGTAAAGTTAAAGGCAAGAGAACTAACGTATTGTTTAACTTAGGTCTTTCTGAAGGTAAGCAATTTACAGAAGCAATGGGCGAAATTGCTAGTGCTACAGAAATATACGTTGACATGGACGGAGTAATTGCAGACTTCTTTGGCGAGTGGGCTAAACTAATGGACGTAGATCATTTTACAGACATTAACAAACAACACGATATAAACGATGCACTACAAAAGATACGAGACACTGACGACTTTTGGTTAAGATTGCCTGTACTTCCAGAAGCAAAAAATTTACTTAACTTAATTAAAGAAGTTAAAGGCGAATATAGTATTTGTACTAGTCCTTTAGCTGATGATCCTAATTCAGAAAAACACAAGCGAACATGGGTAGAGAAAAATCTAGCATTTTTCCCACCTAAAGAAGTACATGTTACACACAATAAACCACAATTTGCTACAGCAAAAGACGGCACTCCTAACATACTAATTGACGACTACGGTGTTAACATTAATGCATGGGAAGCAGCAGGTGGCATTGGGTTTAAATACAAAGATCATAAGTTTGAACGCACAGCTAAAGAAATTAAACAACATATGCAAGAGCCAGCAACTGAAAACTTTGCTGATGGTAAAGTAAAAGGCAAAAGTAAACCAGGAAGAGTTAAAAAGTCCGGAGCAAGTTGCAACGGTACAGTAACACAGTTACGCAAACGTGCTAAGAACGCAAGTGGTGAAAAAGCTAAAATGTATCACTGGTGTGCTAATATGAAATCGGGAAGATCATAAAATGAAAATATTTGAAATAACAGAAGCAAAAGTAGAGATGTGTCCAGAAGCATGTTGCGGCAAGCCTGTAACAGAATGTAAGTGCGGACCTGATTGTAAACATTGTGATTGTCATGCAAAGAACAAAATGAACGAAGCATCTACATTACCTCCAATGAAAAAAGAATTAGAGAATTTAATACGAAACGTAATGTCACCAGAAGATGGCAAAAAAGCCTTTTACGCTTGGATAGGTCTTAACAGGGCTGCGAATTCAAATGTTATCGACGGTAGCTTCAGCCGTAATAGAAAAATTCTAAATGCCTTAATACAGAAATATAATAGTGGCGGTAAAAAAACGGGCATCTTCAAACCGGCTCCCAAAAGCGTTCAAGTTCCATTTGATCGAAACAGAAAAGATCTTGGCGGTAACGCTGGTGTTAGCGAAGATGAAGATCTTGGCAATGTAATAAAAACTGGAGTTAAAGGGTCATACGCTGTTGTTGCAAAAGCAATTAAAGACTATGAAGAGTTAATTAGAAACAATCCTAATCATCCTAAAGTACCTCAAGTAAAAGCAGAGTTAGCTAAACTAAAGCCAATGCTTGCAAAAGCACAAGCAGGGTTAGATGAGACTGCCACAGTAGGCGGTACAAGTGCAGGTGATGTTTCTGTTATAACAAGTGTTCCTGGTGCAAAACGTAAGGTAGGTAAAGACAAGAACGGTTTACCGAAAGCACCGCAGGCTACTAACGCAGACGGAACTGCTAAAAATGCACTAGACATGACGGCCAACGTAATGGGCGGCAAAGCCATCAAAAGATAAATACTATTTATAAAGCATAAATATGTATACGGAGAGTATAATGCGGCACAATGAAATTAAAAACCAAGTAAACGAAGGTGGCTTAGCTAGTTTAGCTGACATGGCTGAACGTGATCATGAAGTACAAATGGCAAGAGCTGATTTGTATAAAATTGCAAAGTATGCAATTAAACTTCATGACATGTTAAAAAGTGTAAGCGAAGCAGAAGGCATCGAAGGTTGGCAACAGAGTAAAATAACAAAAGCCGCAGATTATGTTGGCTCTGTATACCACGCTATGGATTACGATACAAAGTTTGCCAACGAAGCTGTTGCTGAAGCAAAACGCTCTAGCTATAAAGATGGGTTATCTGCAATGCTAGAAACAAAAAAAGGCAAAGACGAAAAATTCAAACCACATATGATGTATGATCCAAAGACTGGCAAAAGCAAAATGGCCAAAGTTGAACAAGATCATAAAGATATGGCCAAAAAAGGTTGGACTCACGAAAAACCAACAGTTAAAGAAGATTCAAAAAAAAAAGTAGATAACTGCACCAAGTGCGGCAATCCAAGTTATACTACACTTGACGAAGAAAAGAAAAAAGGCAGTCATGGTAAAGTATGCTGGAAAGGCTATCGTAGAGGTAAAGGAGATAGTTGTCACAGAGTAAAGGGCGATGCCTAACATGGACGACTTTTACAAACTAAGTGCAAAAATGAAGGACTTATTTCCTTCAGACCCAGCAGCAGATAAACAAGCATTGTTACAAATGGCTAACGCTCCGGCTCCAGATGCTCCCCCAACAAAAGATTACATAACCGAAAGTGTACAAGTACCACAAGGATCAATGCCGTTAGGCATTGATAATGTATCAGATTTTGCTAAATTAGCAGGAATAACAGAATCACAAAAAACTGGAAGTGCAGGACAAGCTAAAGGCAGTGATCCTATACCTACAGCAGAACCGAAGCGTACTACGCACCCTTTAAAAGATAAACTAGTCGGCGAAGAAGATATAGACGTAAGAGCACTGACACCTGCGGCGTCAACTTTAGGTGGTGCAATAGACCCAGAAATGGACGAAAGTGCATTGATTGCTATCGGACTTAAAAAAGCCGCTTCGGGCGAAATACTATCTGAAAGAGAACGTGATGTTATTAAACCATACGTTGCATTATTTTCAGAACTTATCACAAATCCAATGTTTAGATCACAAATTATATCTATGCAAAAAACGCTATCTAAAATACAAAAGAAAGACGGTGTTGAAGAAGGTGACGGACGTAAGAAAGGTATCCACGGTAAAGGACATCCTATGCGTAAAAAACAACAAGCCGCAATACATGCCAACGAATCATCAATCAAAGCCCAACTTTACAAAGCACTAGCAAAACACAAATCTTAACCAACAATTACGATTGCCTATAGTATAAGGTCTAAATACGTGATGACAGAAAAAGAACTTAAAGAAGCATGTCGGTTATTCTATATGACCAAAGGCCACTTAGGAACAAATGATGAAACTATCATTGCTTGTGCCGACGGCTACTTCAAACGACTTTGGGGAAATAATGAAAGTTATATCCACGAAGAAGGGTTTGAAGAAGCCTATAAAGCCAAAATAGTTCTTGACAAACAACAATAAATCCTGTACAATGTATATAAATTAAAGGAGAAACTTATGAGTGATCGCACATACGGGGCTGAAGAGAAGGCCAAACTAGAACGACTTGTTAACGAAGGTGTTACAGTACTACAAGAAATTGAGGATCTAAATATGGGTCTAAAAGAAACAGTAAAGGCTGTAGCTGAAGAACTTGATATTAAGCCATCAATGATTAACAAAGCAATTAAAATTGCACAAAAAGGTGACTGGGATAGAGTTGCTGATGAATTTGACGATTTGGAAACACTTGTTGTTACGGTAGGCAAAGATAAGTGATTGATAAGATTACAGAGTTTTTCAAGAACAGTTACAGAACTAGTCCTGTAGCGTTCTACTGTGAAATGATAGAAGCAGTACTGCTAATTGGTGCAAGTGCTGTTCTAACATTTACTATCTTAGATCCAGCAACAAAGATATTTGTACCTATGTATTTGGTAGGAAGTCTATTAGGTGTTGTTAGTGCAGTAATTAGGCAAGCAGCATTTGTAATAGTACTGTGTAGTTGGTTTGTAGTAATGAATTGTCTTGCTCTTATACAACTATTTGTGCTATAATTAATAATACGCCAATAGCTATTAGCTAGGCATGTAGAAGGTTAAGTTGGCCATAAGCAACGAAGGAGAATACATGAGCTACGTAGACGCATTCTTTGATCGCGACGCCGATATCATTCGAGCTGTTGAACGCAAAGATGGTAAAAGAATTTACCGTGAATATCAATCTAAATATACATTTTTTTATAAAGACCCTAGGGGCAAGTACAAAAGTGTATACGGTGATCCCCTAAGTCGTATTGTATGTAAGAGTACAAAAGACTTCCGCAAAGAAGTTGCTATTAACAGAGACAAAGAACTGTTTGAAAGTGACATTAATCCTATTTTTCAATGTTTGAGTGATAACTATCTTAACGCAGATGCACCTAAACTAAACGTTGCATTTTTTGATATTGAGACCGACTTTGATCCAGAACGTGGCTTTGCTGATCCTAGTGATCCGTTTATGCCTATTACAAGTATTAGTGTATACTTACAGTGGCTCGACACTATGATATGTATTGCTGTACCTCCAAAGACACTTACTATGGAGCAAGCACGTAAAGAAGTTGAAGGCATAGACAATGTAATGCTAGTTGAAAAAGAAAGTGAAATGATTGATACTTTCTTAACACTTATTGAAGACAGTGATGTACTTAGTGGATGGAACAGTGAAGGATATGATATTCCATATACTGTAAACAGGACTAGTCGTGTACTAAGCAAAGACGACACACGTAGATTCTGCTTGTGGGGCCAACTTCCTAAGAAGCGTATGTACGAGAAGTACGGCAAAGAAAGCCAAACGTTTGACTTAGTTGGGCGTGTACACTTAGATAGTTTGAATTTGTATCGCAAGTACACCTACGAAGAGCGTCACACATATCGACTAGATGCTATTGGCGAGATTGAGGTAGGTGAAAACAAAGTTGAATACGAAGGCACACTTGATCAATTATACAACAACGACTTCCGTAAATTTATTCAATATAACATTCAAGATACAGCACTACTTGATAAACTAGATAAGAAACTACGCTTTATTGACTTGTCTAACACTATTGCACACGAGAACACAGTTCTTATTCAAACTACAATGGGCGCTGTTGCTGTTACAGAACAAGGCATTGTTAACGAAGCTCACCATAGAGGCTTACAAGTTCCTAATCGACAAAGACGTGATGACGAAAATACACAAGCGGCTGGTGCATATGTAGCATTTCCTAAGAAGGGCTTGCACAAATGGATTGGTTCAATGGATTTGAACTCACTATATCCGTCAGTTATTCGTGCATTAAACATGGCGCCAGAAACTGTTATTGGACAAATACGTCCAGACATTAGTGATGCTCGTGTACACGAAGACATGTTCTTAAAGAAGAAGAGTTTTGCTGGTAGTTGGGAAGGACGCTTTAGTACAGAAGAATATGAAGCAGTTATGGAACAGCGTAAAGATGTTGCGCTAACCATTGACTGGGAGAGCGGGGGCAGTGACGTTCTAAGCGGTGCTGAAATTTATAAAGCAGTGTTTGATAGTCATCAACCCTGGATGCTTAGTAGTAACGGTACTATTTTTACTACAGAGTTTGAAGGTGTTATTCCAGGTATTTTAAAACGTTGGTATGCTGAACGTAAAGAGATGCAGAAGAAGCTAAAGAAAGCTAAGGACGCCGGCAACTCAGCAGAGATTGAGTATTGGGATAAGCGACAGCTAGTTAAGAAGATTTTGCTTAACAGTTTGTATGGTGCAATTCTTAATCCAGGTTGTAGATTCTTTGACAAACGTATCGGACAAAGTACAACACTAACAGGACGTACTATTGTTAAGCATATGAGTGCAGAAGTTAACAAGACTATTACAGGTGTTTATGATCACACAGGTGATGCAATGATCTATGGTGATACTGACTCATGTTACTTTAGTGGTTATCCTATTCTCAAAGAGCAAATTGACAATGGTTCTATTCCTTGGGATAAGGACAACGTAATTACACTATATGATCAAGTATGCGAAGCGGCTAATGAAACTTTTCCAAAGTTTATGATGGAAGCATTTCATTGTCCAAAGAGTAGATCAGACGTTATTGCAGCGGCTAGAGAAATTGTAGCACAGTCAGGGTTGTTTATTACTAAGAAGCGTTATGCAGCACTAGTGTATGACATTGAAGGCTTTAGAACAGATGTAGACGGCAAAGCAGGTAAAGTAAAAGCAATGGGCTTGGACTTGCGTAGATCAGATACTCCCGTGTTTATGCAAGAGTTCCTAAGTGAGCTATTGCTTATGGTGCTTACTGACAAGCCGCAAGAAGATGTACTAGAACGTATTACTGTATTCCGTAAGGAGTTTAGTGAGAGGCCTGGTTGGGAGAAAGGTAGTCCGAAACGTGCAAACAAAGTCGGACACTATCAACGACTTGAAGAAAAGCAAGGCAAAGCAAACATGCCTGGACACGTTAGAGCAAGTATTAATTGGAATACACTCAAACGTATGAATGGTGACAAGTACTCGCAAGAAGTTGTAGACGGCATGAAGGTCATTGTTTGTAAACTAAAACAAAATCCACTAGGGTATACAAGTGTTGCGTATCCAACAGACGAGTTACGTATTCCTGATTGGTTTAAAGAGTTGCCATTTGATGATATAGCTATGGCAGAAACTATTATTGATAACAAACTAGACAACTTGATTGGAGTTCTTAACTATCCACTAGAAGATACTAAGAGGCATAATACGTTTTCAAGTTTGTTTGACTTTGGAGAGTAAAATGAATCATTTTATATTTGATGTTGACGGCACACTTACCCCTAGTAGGAAGAAAATAAATCCTCAATTTGCATTGTGGTTTTTATATTTTTCGCAAAACAATACAGTAAGTTTAGTTACAGGAAGTGATAACCCTAAAACGCTTGAACAGATTGGTCCTGAAATTTGTATGAGTGTAAACAAGATTTATAATTGCAACGGCAACGATGTATGGTATCGACAAGAGAATGTTTACACTAATCCTTGGAAGATGACCGACGAACTTAAAGAATTTCTTAATGCTGAACTTAAAAATAGTGAATACACAATTAAAACCGGCAAGCATTTAGAAGAACGGCCGGGCATGGTTAACTTTAGTGTTGTGGGGCGTAATGCAGATAAAGTACAACGCAAAGATTACTTTTACTATGACATAGAAGCCGACGAACGCATACACATTGCTGAAAGGATCAACAAACATTTTCCTAATGTAAGTGCAGTGGTTGGTGGCGAAACCGGTATTGACATTATTGCTAAAGGTAAAGACAAGCGTCAAGTGCTGCAGGAAATACAAAAAGATAGAGTATTCTTCTTTGGCGATAGAATGGACCCAGACGGCAACGATTTTAGTCTTGCATATGCTGTAAAAGAAGCAGGCGGTGTTGCAAAACAAGTTAAAAGTTGGAGAGACACAAAAGAAATTTTAGAAAATTTCCAACAAAGGGGGATAGCAAATTGAAATACAGTGATTGGGATATTGGCGGCAAGGTTGTTAAAGAAGATGCACGTTATGTTGTTAAAGACAATACTGATCTAAGCAACCTTGTAGTGAGTAGTACGCATTTAAATGCAGGTAAAAGTACAACAGGTCACCGGCATGCCGGGCAAGAAGAAGTCTATGTCTTTGTAGGCGGTAGTGGACAGATGGAGCTTGATCATAAAATATTTGATGTTACAGCAGGCGACACTGTACTAATCCACGACAACGTATTTCACAGAGTACACAACAACACAGACGTTGGTTTAAAGTTTATTTGTGTATTTGATGGAAGGAGAGAACATTGAAAGTAGGATTTACTTGTAGCACGTTTGATTTATTACATGCTGGACACGTAATTATGTTGCGTGAAGCAAAAGAACAATGCGATTATTTAATTTGCGGATTACAGGTAGACCCTAGTGTTGATCGCAAAGACAAGAACGCACCCATACAAACAGTAGTTGAACGCTATACTCAACTAAAAGGTGTAGAGTATGTAGATGAAATTATTCCGTACGGAACTGAAGAAGACTTAGAAGATATCCTTAGTATGTATCCAATAGAAGTACGCATACTAGGAGAAGAGTATCGCGACAAAGATTTCACAGGTAAAGACATTTGCCGCAAGCGTGACATCGAATTACACTTTAACAAAAGAGACCACCGTTTCAGTTCAAGTGATTTAAGGAATCGAGTTAATGCATAGAATATTATTAACAGGCCATAAAGGATTTATTGGTACACATTTACTAAACAGACTATTAGAAACAAAAGACAGAGTAGTAGTTGGTATTGACCTACAAGACGGACTTGACTTATGTGATGTAGAGTTTTCAGAAGAGTTTGATTTAATTATACATCTAGCAGGCAAAAGTGGAGTTCGAGAAAGTACAAACGATCCTGCAGGCTATTGGCGTAACAATGTTGAAGCAAGCAAGCGTCTGTTTGAACGCTACAGAGATACACGTATACTATACGCAAGCAGTTCCAGTGCTTACGAGCCCGATTTGAACCCTTATGCGGCGTCTAAGTACATAGTCGAAGAAGCTGCTGAACGTTATGCTGATACACTAGGCATGCGGTTTCATACCGTTTATTCAGACACTCCACGCAAAGGCATGTTCTTTGACAAACTATTTAATGGTGGACTAGAATATGTAACAGATCACTATAGAGACTTTATACACATTGAAGATTTATGCGATGCTATTGAGCTTTGTATGAAAAGCACGTATACAGGCACTATTGATATAGGCACGGGTACTCCATATAAGATCCGTGATTTTGCAGACAACTTGCCTATCCGCCTAAATACACCACATGAACGACAATGGACTTGTGCGAACATGGAAAAAATTAAGACTTTGGGCTTTAAACCTAAATATAATATAGAAAAGTACTTGACAAACGGTCATAAAGATAATATAATAAAACTTAACATAGGAGAATAACATGAAAGACATCTTACAAGACGTAGTCGCAAAAACACACTCGCTGGGATTCCTCAGCTTAGTTAAAGTAACGGGTGGCGAAACTACTACATTTGAATCAATGGCCGAGGATCGGTCAGTGATACTTACAGCAGAAACAACTTCTAATGTTGCATCTGGTACATTTGGTATGCCTAACTTAGATAAGTTAGCATTGCACTTGAAGAATCCAGAGTATCAGAAAGATGCTAAGATCGATGTTGTGCAAGCAGAACGCAATGGCGAAACTATTCCTACGCATATTCACTTTGAAAATGCAGCAGGCGATTTCCAAAACGATTACCGTTTTATGAATCAGCAAATTATTGATGAAAAACTTAAAAGTGTTAAATTTAAAGGTGCAAGCTGGGACGTAACATTTAATCCGCATGTTGCTAGTATTACAAGAATGAAACTGCAAAGTGCAGCACATTCCGAAGAACCTACGTTTAACGTAAAAACTGTAAAAACAGGCGATGCAACTGATCTTGTGTTTAGCTTCGGTGATCAAAGCACACACGCAGGCGAGTTTGTATTCCAGTCTAATATAGAAGGTTCGTTGTCGCATACTTGGGCTTGGCCTGTAGCACAAACACAGTCAATTTTAAGTCTTGGTGGTGATATTACAATGAGCATTAGTGATCAAGGTGCTATGCAAATTACAGTTAACAGTGGTTTAGCTACATACAATTATATTCTTCCAGCGCAGAGTAAGTAATGAATAAAGACCTTACAGAAGCGCAACAAGATTACGCACATTTCTTACCTGCACTTAGTGGCTTCTATGCAACTTATGTGGGCAAGCAACGTTATCCTGATCCTGTAACTGGTCCGTATGTTTCTGATGATCGTATGCCTAAAAACTTTGCAAATGGCATGGAAAGTCTTAACTATCTTAACTCCAAAGAAGGAGCATTTACATACAAGTGGACGCTTTACTCTGCAGGACATGCTGAATTAGACACTACTAAGTTTAGCCCTAAGGAAGATATGATCCGTAATAGAGATCGTGATAATACTTGGGCACTAGGCGATAGTGGTGGTTTTCAAATTGGTAAAGGTGTTTGGGAAGGCGATTGGAAAGATCCTAATTGTCCTAAAGCACAGCAAAAACGTGATAGTGTTTTGCGTTGGATGGATGCTTACATGGACTATGGTATGATACTTGATATTCCAGCTTGGGTTGCACGTTCACCAGCAGGTGCAAAGGCAACTGGTATTAGTACATATCAAGAAGCTGTGAAAGCAACACGTATTAACAATGACTATTGGATGAAGCATAGAACAGGTGCTTGTAAGTTCCTTAACGTATTGCAAGGTGAGAATCATGCAGACGCCGATGACTGGTATGAGCAAATGAAAGACTATTGCGATCCAGTCAAATATCCAGACAATCACTTTAATGGGTGGTCAATGGGTGGTCAGAATATGTGCGATGTGCATTTGGTTCTTAAACGTATAGTTTCATTGCACTATGATGGACTACTACAAAGCGGTATACACGATGTAATGCACTTCTTAGGCACATCTAAGCTAGAATGGGCTACGTTACTTACAGACGTACAACGAGCTGTACGTAAGTACTATAACCCTACTATGATGCTTACATTTGACTGTGCTAGTCCATTTTTAGCAACTGCTAATGGACAAGTATATACATCAGTTGAAACACCTGATAGAGGTAAATGGACCTATCGAATGGTGCCTAGTGTGGACGAACTAAAGTATGCAACTGACACTCGAGGATTTAAAGACGCTACACTACAAGACGGTATCTTTAATACATTTGAAGATAGTCCATTAACTGACGGATTATTAGTTAACGATATTTGCACGTATTCAGTCGGTGATACTAATAAAATTGGTACTATTAAAGTACTCAAAGGCGATGTTGACTTAGACAAAGAAGGTAATCCTTTGCTAGATGCAGATGGTAACACAACTGTACGTGGCAGGGACTCAACGAGCTGGGATAGCTTTAGTTATGCTATTCAGATGGGCCATAACGTATGGACACACATTAATGCTGTACAAGAAGCTAATAGACAGTACGATGCAGGCGTTATACCTAAGATGCTTGTAGACGAAAAGTTTGATCGTATTCTATTTAGAGATGTTGTTGAAGAGATTTTTTCAAAGACAACTCGAGAAGAGTCTATGAAGGTTATTGATAGTTATTCAAAGTTTTGGATGGCCATTCCAGGAACACGTGGTGCTATTGGTAAGAAGACTGTGAATGCTAGTACCACCTTTGGCAATTTATTCGAGGAGATATAAAATGGCTTTGCGTCCTAAAAAGAAAAACTTAGAAAGACTTAAAAAGATGCACGAACATTTACACGGTGTAATAGAAAAGTCTGAAAAAGAACGTGCTAATGAAATGGAAGTACAGCAATTAAAAAAAGAAAAACTGGCAATTAAGGATCAATTAAAAAATGAAACGTGATTACGACACAGGCGAAGCAAACGACATCATCTTCTTTACAGGTGTAGAAGTTGAAAAGACTCCTGCGTTTGGAATGAAGACATTGTTTGTTACTGGCACACAGGACTACAACGAGATAATGAAGTTCTACAAAGAAGAACAGTGCGAACATATCTTCTTTGGTGCTAATCACAGTTATAAGCCAGTTACTTCAGATGAGTTTGAAGACTGGGATCTAATGATCCGTGCGTTTACAGATCAAGGTATCTTATGCAGTTTAGACATTCCAAGTACTATTAACCTTGAATGGTTCTTAGACGGCGGTCTAACTGAGGTAGATAACTTTATTCCGCAACTTCGTGTTGTGGTTCCTTATGTTAAACAGTGGAACTACAACACAATGATTAAAATTGACGATAAAGATTTTAAAGCAACTAATCCAGGTGTTTGGTGCCATAGCCTGCATGAGTTGATGGACCGTAATAAATTTACGGATTGGAACAATTATGGCCTTGACAAAGTAATCAAATGAAAGTATACTAGTACTATGACAAATGAAGCTTATTATGATTATATGCTACGTAGAACAAGAGAAGAAGACGATAAAATGACAACACAACAAGCAAGCAGAAGTGTATGGGTTACCTTTCGTAAAGAAGGTGTACATATGTACCCAGGCGCAGACACTGATCCTAAACTAGCAACAGGCGAATGGGATGATGTATCATTCCTAGGCATTCCGCATCGTCATATTTTCCATTTTAAAGTTCGCATCGAAGTGTTTCACAACGATCGCGATATTGAGTTTATTCAGTTTAAACGCTGGATGGAACGGTTGTATGCACAAGATGTAATACAACTGAATCACAAGTCATGTGAGATGATCGCAGATGATTTGTACCAAGAAATTTCTACAAAATACCCAAGCCGGTTTGTAGAAATTGATGTCGCCGAAGATGGCGAAAACGGCTGTTCAATTTTTTATCCTAAAAACTAATGCTATTAAAGGAACATAAAATGGCTAACTTCAATCGGGAAGCATACAATAAAGTATTTGATGACCTAGATAAGTTTAAAGACTACTGTAGGTTCGAAGCTAAACCGTATGACGAAAAGAGTCTTTATAAGAAAGGCGATCGAATCTGGGAAAGTTATCTTTCTTGGCAAAAATACCAAGGTCGGCAACAACGTCGGGCAAGGAACGGAAATTGATTTATATTGTAGACATTGAAGCAGTTGACTCACGCTATACTAAGCAATGGAAAGAGTATCTTCCTAAACAACTGCAACGAGCTACAAACGAAGACGTCACTGTAATTAGTGGCGGAGAAGTACCTCAGGCTACAACGCCTGGGGCATTTCTTAACTT